ACTTCCATTTTAAGTCCACCCTCTTTTCTATGAGATATACCATCATCATTTATATCAGAACCATCGGTATCTTTACCAAATCTTCCACCAAATTGTTTCAATTCAACTGTTGTTTTTCCACTCGGTCCTTCTAGTACACAATCGCCACAAGTAAGACCTATTCTTTGTAACTTTTCTTTTAATTCGTCAACTGCAAATTGTGGTTGTAAGTATTCCCTTTCAGCAATAGAACCAACAAATGCGTTAACTTTTTGAAGAACAGCAGCGTCTTGGATATTGTGAGCACCTGAAGCACCATCTTCTACTGAATTTGATGTATCAGAACCGACTTGACCACCATTGTAACCCTGTTCATTCACGTGTTGTTTAAATGTTTTCATTTTTTTCCTCTACTTATATTTGTCTGATACTCTTTTTGTTCCATCACTACGAGGTATCAGTCCCTTAGCTTTTAAATGGGTTTTGTCTCCGAAACCTGCCTTACCTGCCTTATGCCTTTTCATAGCGTCAGCAGTATTAGGCGGAGTTTCACCTAAAACATCTTCTTCAAAGTCTTCTATATCTTTTTCTTCTACAAAAGATTTAAACTTTTTTACCATCTGTATCTCCCTTACTTAACTTTAAAAGTTTTTCAGTTTGTTGTAAAGCACCATAGATTGCGTTTAAATTGTTTTTTCCATTAGCAATTTCTTTCTCCATAGTTTCTACACTTTTTTTTGTTTTATCAAAATCAGCTTGTAATACTGCTAATTCTTCTTGCAATACTTTTTCATTTAACATATTATATACTCCTTAATTATTAACTTACTACTTGACCGTTTCCGCCAATTACATTCCACTTACTGTCTTTAAACATTAACATAACACTTCTACCTGGTGCGTCTATACTTACTTTAGTACCAGAACCAGCATTAAAGTTTGCAGGTGTAATATCAACTGCATTTGTTCCACCAGTAGATTTGTTAATTATAATTTTTATTTGTCCATCAGCACCGTCTTCTAAAGTACAAGGACAACCTGCTGCTGTAGCATTAACAAGAGTTGTTGATCTTGTTACTTCAACTGCTAAAGATGATGAACCATCACCTGTTATAGTTTGTGCTGTGTCTTTAAGTCCAATCCAAGAAGGTATGTTATTAAATACATCCTCAGCTGTAACTTTTTTATTGATTGGTGTTCCCGAAGGATCGTCTATAATGTGAAATAAATCCACACTTGCTAATGCGTCACCTAAATCGGTCAACGCCGTTATTTTTTTGTCTGCCATTTTTATTCTCCTATTAACCCCATATGGGGAATGCTACTCTAGGTATTTGCCTAGATCAATTTATTCATATAGTATATATAAGGGCGCTAAAGCGCCCCTATAAAATTAATTATTACGTGTTAGATGTTAAACATACTAGAGTAGTATATGATACTCTACCTGCTCGTCCACCTGAACCAGTAGTTTTTAGAACCCAACCTGTGTGAGCAATCTGTCCAGATTGCGTTTCAGTTGTTGTGTAGTTAAACAAACCATTAGTTGCGCCACTTATAAAAGTATCAGCACTAGTGTTTTGATATAACGAAGTTCTATTAGCACTTGAAGGTGCTACGTTCAACATAGTAGCTGCCCATAAAGGTGCTCCTGCTGCTGAATCTGCTTTAGTCCAACTTGACATATTATTCTCTCCCTTGTTAAATTGTTAAGGTACTCAATTTGTTAGTATATGATACTATTTATAAGAAAGAATACTAGAAACCTAGTTTTTTGAGTTGTTTAAGTGTGTTTGGAGTTGATGTGTGAAGTATGCCAATACCACCTCTTTGTGTGAATTGATCTGTGTTTTTCTTATAATCGTCTATTAGAATCGCAGGTTGACCTGCTACTTTTGCGTAATTCTGTTTCTGTACTCTTTTAACTAAATTAATTCTACCAGGTGCAATACCTAAATTAGTTCTTGCCCAATGAGATTTACCAGGTATACAGTTAGGATCAAAACTTTCTTCTACATATGCTGATAATATGTGTGCTTTATGTGTATGAATAAAAGACCATAACGATCTACCACCAGGCATCCACGGCATAGTGTGCCAAAATCTTGGAGTGTCTTTGATTGGTTGCCACTTTTCAGTCTTATTTGCATAAGACCATTTAGATATAGGCATACCGGTTACTTTTTCAGCCGCTTTTTTAAAGTCGCAAAGAACACCGTCCATATCACAATAGATACGAGGTAACATTATATTAGTATTTGTAATCTACTTTAGGATTCATTTCAGGAGTAGTTGCAACTTGACCTGACATTGTTTTCTTCTTTGTATCTCTAGTATCTTCGCCAGTTTCTTGTTCTTTCTTGCCTTTGTCAGCAGGATTTTCACCTTTGATCTTAGCGTCTTTACTAGGATATGATGTATCCTCATTCTTTGGTACACAATTAGGGACTTGTTTGCCGCCTTTCATTTTAGTACCAACTTGTTTATGAGAATCCCAACACGCCTCGTCAATTTCTGCTCTCATTTGTGCGAAAGTTTTACCGTCATTTTTAGTAATCTCTTTGATAGATTTATTTACCATATGACTAATAGGACTTTTCTCGCCACCAGCACTTCTTTGATGTGCATTTGCTTTAGCAGTTTGAGTAGTATGTGTTTCAGAAATATCTTCTTTAACTTCTTTCTTGTGTTCACTATCTTTCATTATAGTACCATCAGGCATTTTGTGATGACCTTTTGGTATCTCTTTACTTTCATTTTTAGCATTGTGCATTTTATCTACTTTGTTAAAAAAAGATTTCTTTTCTGCACCTGTCATATGACCTAAAGGTTTACCCTCTTTGTCTAATGCCTTTTTAAATTTATCTTGGTAGTCATTTTCCATAACTTTGTTTTGCATTTGTTTTGCAACATCTTCAATACTACCTTCTTTAGTTTTTAAATATTTTTCATTCATTTTAGTTTTTTCCCGTTACTTGTTTTGCTAAATCTTTATCTGCACCACCCCAGGTACCAGATGATTTGGTTACAAAAGAGTTTACTCTAGCAAATGCCCATTGTTGTTGAGTTGTTCCTGGTCTGTGACCACCTCTCCACGCTGCCATACCTCTATCGTAAACTTTTTTAAGTACACCATATGGCATACCTGTTTTTTCTGCTTTGTTTTTTAGACCTTTGATTTGTTCATAAACTAATTTAGCACCTGCGTGTACATCTTCGTTAGTTTTTTTTAATACTTTCATTACATCTGGATGTGTTGATAATCCTTTTGCAAGTTTTTCAATTGCCTTAACAGCACCAGAATAGTCACCACCTTTGTATCTAGGATCGTTTGCGATTCCGTATGCCTGTTTAATTTGTTGTGAAGTAAATGCCGTTTGTGCCTCTGCTACAACTGTTGCACCATAATTATTTTTTAAATCTGTAGCATACTTGTTAAGGTCTGCACCTTTGCCATCTACTTTTAATGCCTTTTGATTACCAGAGATAGTGAAACCTTGTTTTGCTAAATCTGTTGAAGCCTTAGACATCATATCGTGTGTTTTAAAAGATACTGTCATCTTTTTAAACTCTATTATTGTTTCTTCTTTTTTAACTTCTTCTTTATCTTTTTCTGCTTTTGCTTTTAAATATTTGTGTGCAACACCTACTGTTAACGGTACCTCACCTGTTTCTTTATTAGGTTCTGGTTTAACTGCCTTGTTCTTTTCGTTTTCTAATTTAGTTTTAAGAAGTTCTATTTGACCTTTAGCAGTAACTAATTGTGCTTCTAAAGCGTCTGTATCTTTTTCTTTTGCAAGAGCAATCTTACCTGCAGGACCAACATTACCATCTTTTCCAGGTTCTAATTTAGGTTCTTCTTTATCTTCTTTTACAGGCATACCTTTTTGTACCATACGAGATAATGCAAGACCTGATAAGAAAGGTATTTTCTTTTTTCTTAAAGCGTCCATAGCACTATCAGGTATTCTTTTGAATATCTGTCTTAATTTATTTGCATTGTCAACTGAAATTGTTTTACCTTTTAAACCAGCATATTGTCTTGCTAATACATCTAGTTGACTATCAGAAAATTCTTGTAAGTCATTATCTTCACCTAAAATTTTCTTAACTGTACCTAGTGGTAGTTTTAATGCCTTAGCAATTTCTTCAGCAGACTGACCTTCTTGGTCGGCAGTAAATATGTCTTTCATTCTGCCTTCATCTATCTGTATCATTTGATCCATTAATGTTCTAATATGTGTCATTGTTCTCCCTTATAGTGCCGAATAAACTTCGTCCCAATTTTTAATTTTTCTTTTTAAATCTGCCATCATCATTTTTTCTAATCTTTGTCTAATAGTAATAGCGTCATTACCTATAACTCTAGCATAGTTATCGTGTACTGCTTCTAAACCTTTGTATGCGTCTGCTAATTTTTTATCTCTTAAAATTTCAGCAGCGATATATCTTCTACTTTCAAAGTGATCGTTCTTAGCTGTCTTTGCTCTAATATATTGTAAATTAGTTTTAGACGCTTCTGTCGCTTCTAATAAATTTTCTCTTACTTCTTTTAATGTTCTACTCATATTCTTTTATCTCTAGTTTTAGTTCCGAATTACCTTTCAGTAATCTATGAAACGACTCTTTGTTTATATGATAATGTTGTCCTATTTCTAATTCAAAGGGCAACTCATTATCATTTTGTAATTTCCATCCTGTACCATACACAACTTTTATATCACGGTCTTTTTTATCTTTGTGCCATATAAGTTGGTCTTGTTTCACATCTTCTTTAATAACTCTAGTAAATATTTTATCGTAAATACTATTTTCAAAATCTTCAAATGGTTTATAATAATTATCTAACATTACCAATAAAAATTTCCACCACCACTTAAACCTAAACTCTTTGCATATCTAGGCAAATTACACGCCCAATAAGCAGCACTTGTTCTATCTTTCTGTTGAGCACATTTGTGCCTAGCAGCAAAAGATTTTCTGGCGTCTTTATCATTCAACTTGACTTTTAGTCCTGTTGTATCGCCCCAAGTAACCTTTTTAATTTTATCTCCGTCTTTAACAAAGACATAAAACTTTTTAGGTCCACCTTTTTTAGGTTTGTTTAAAGGCGGATCTTTTTTATCTTCTTCTTGTATAGGGCAGTCTAAAGGTACTTTTTGATTTTCATACAAACCAAACTCACCAATGTCTGTATCTAATAACTGTTTATCCCAATCGTTCAATTCAGTTAATATACCTTCTCTATACAATTCTCTTGCCTCAGAAAACAACTTATAAAATTCTTCACTATGAACACGATAAATGTTTTCAGCAAAAGGTATGTTGTTTTCTACGTGATAGTGTACCGACTTTGATATTCTATCTTTGTAATCCTTAAAACTCAACATTATATATTCCTTATCATTTTAGATACAACTTCAGACAGTTTTTTCTGCCATTCTTCTTTGTATCTTTCCTTATATTTATCTATTGTTTCACTTGTAGTTGCCCAATCGTTGATATCTTTTACAGAAATGTCATCACTTATTGGTCTTTGTACTACTTTTTCACCTGAAGTACCGTCAACGGCAGGTTTATATGCACCACCTTGGTAATTAGGGTCGTATCCGTCTTGTCCTGGCGTAACTGATACAGCGTGTTTAGCATAGTCGTGTCCTATATCATATGATTCCTTTTTAGTTTCACCATACATTTGTTTGAATTTCTTTGTATGTGTACTAGGTTTTGTCTTAGCGTCTTTATCTCCTGGCGCTGGATCGTTATCATTTTTAGTAGTATCTGTATTTTTAAAATGATCTGCTCTCTTTGATTTTGTGTCTTTTGACATATCTTTGTAATACTTTTTAGGTTGTGTACCATCTTTTTTCTTAACATCTTTGTCTTGTGGCAACCTATCCATATCTTCTTTAGTAGAAACAGCTGTAAAGCCGTAATCTACATCTAAATTGTGTTCTCGCACTTGTGCCTCTCTATCTGCTGGATTAGGTAAACAATCCCATATCCAAGCTTTGTGTAAATTATTGTTGTTATCTTCTAGTACAATATAATTTGTACCTTTTCTAATCACTTTACCATCAATATCTTCTTTGATATATTTAACTTGATCTCCTATATTAAAAATCATTTCTCTAATATATAAATCTCTTATTTGTTTTTGTTCAAATTCTTGTAAAGTTTTAATTGGTCTAAAGTTAGTATCGTATTCCATACTTGCTACTAATCTCATTCCTTTTCTTACGTCTTTGAATAAATCATCTGCGTTTTTGTATCCTGTAGGTACGCCTCTTTTAAATGTGTTGTAGTCATCTTTATTAGCGGCATCCCTCATCTTACTTGCTGACATACCTGATACGCCATCTGAATCTGGATCTCTTTCACCTGCTGATACTACATTGATATTATCAAAGTTGTAATATCCGTGCCTACTTCTTACATCATTGTACTTGTTAAGTATTGTTTCAAATTCTCTAACTCTATCACTTCCTACTACCATAAAGATTTCTGTAAATCCTTGTCTATACAATTTACTTGCAATATCTAAAATCATATTCGTTGTATTGATTTCAATGTTTCTACTATATTTAGGAAACATCATTTTCATATGAGTTAGTTTTGTTCTAGGCGATAATGGATTCTTTTTAGGGTCATTACTTCTACTTAAATATATTTTAAAAGTATCTGCTCTGATACTTGCTACTTTCTTAATTAGTTTTTCGTGTCCAGATGTTGGTGGATTAAATCTACCAAATGTAAATGCAACTGATTTTCTTCTTGCTTCTGTTTTTAAACTATCTACTTCTTTGTCAGTTACAACACCATCATCTAAAATCTTTTTACATTTTTTGTAGAAAGAAATATAATGATACTTCTCTAACATCTTGTAGATAACTGCTTTAGGTAATCTATTCTTTATACCGTATTGTCTTATTTCTTCAGGCGACATATCACTATCAAACGCTTTTCTTCTTTCAGCGTCAACAGTATCACCTATTCTTATAATGTCTTCTATACTATCTTCTATTTCATCTAACTTATCTTTTACTTTATCTTGTAAATTTAAAACATCATTTGTTGTCAGTCTTTTTAATTCGTTGTAATCTATTATATCTCTTTTTAATTCACCTTTGATTACATCTATCTCTTGTACTTTTCTCTCAAAATCTTTTACATATAACGCAGGATCAAATTCAAAATCTTCAGGTCGTTTAATAAATTTGTTTTTACCTATATCAAATACTGCGTCTGCCTTTTTATTCTGATCATCATAAGTTTCCTTATCTGTAATAAAATAATAATTGATAGGGTGTCTTGTACCAGGTATTAACTTGCCTTGTATGTTATCTGGATTCTTAGCAGATAAAAACTTTTGAGATAATCTTAATCTTTCTTCTTCTTGTTTCTCTTTAGGTACATCAAATAAAACATTGATGTCTAGGTCAGCGTCATCTCTATATCTTCTAGTTAATATAGAACCTATTAAAGAATAATCTAATATAGGATATTCTTTTTTAAATTCTGTAAACTGTTTCATTATCTGACCGATAATCTCAGGTTTAATTTTTGGATCTTTATCTTCAGGATTTGAGAACACACCTGTAGCATAAGTCTGTCTAGGTATATCTATGACTGCCTCGTCTTGTTGCTTATCTTTTAAATATTTAAATAAGTAATCTTTAAATCCTATGCTCATATTCTTTTCTTTGCCTCTAACTCTCTTTTAATCCAACTCATTGCTATACCACTTTGTGGTTTAGTTCTCAATCTACTTCTTATAAAACGAGAAGCAGTGTTTAAAGTTTGTGTTACAAGTTCTTGTTCACTTCTATTGTTATCAACAATTAACATTTTATTAGGACTAAACAATCTTTG